TTTTGGCAGCTTAGATCCAGATAGATTAATAGAACAAATTCAATACATGGCTACAGCTGAAGGTGTTGATGTAGTTATCTTGGATCATCTAACAATTGTGGTCAGTGGTTTAGCTGATGTAGATGAGAGAAGAGCAATAGATATTACCTGCACAAAACTTAGACAAGTCGTTGAAAGTACTGGTGTTGCTTTAATTCTTGTCAGTCATTTAAGAAGACCACAAGGGGTATCGCATGAACAGGGACAACAGGTAAGTACTTCTGATCTCAGAGGTAGCAGTGCAATTTTACAACTAAGTGATTTATGTATTTCAGCAGAAAGAAATCAACAAGGAGACCCTAGTGAAAGGTCAGAACTACAGCTAAGAGTTTTAAAAAATAGACATACTGGTATGACTGGCCCAGTCGATAAGCTTTTGTATGACCAAAATACTGGCCGTCTTTCGATTCCTATGTCCACTTATTTTGGTGCTTAACCATGACCTTATTAATTGATGCTGACTGGTTAATTTATTCTTCCTGTTGCAGCTGTGAACAAGATGTCAAATGGGATGAAAACTTACATACCCTTCACTGTGATGAACGTGACATCCATGAAATGATTGATGGAAGAGTTGAGTACTACCAGAAAATCGCAGAAGATTTTGATGACCCAGTGATGTGTTTTACCCAGTATCCAACTTTCAGACATACGATCTTTCCTGAATACAAAGCTAATAGAAAAAGCAAACGTAAACCTTTAGCTCTTTATGCAATGGTTGAACAGATTGGTCAGAGATATAAGTCAGAAAGTTATACAGGTTTAGAAGGTGATGATGTGATGGCTTTACTTGCTACATCAAAAAAATATCCTAATCCAGTTATTGTTTCTCCTGATAAAGATATGAGAACTGTTCCCTGTACTCTTCTTGCTAATGATGACATGGAGTTAATAACCAAGAAAAAAGCAGATAGGCACTGGATGATTCAAGCCTTAACAGGAGATACAACTGATAACTACAAAGGTATTCCTGGTTGTGGTCCTGTTACAGCAGAAAAAATTCTTGGTAATGCTAAAACTCTTACTGATATGTGGGACAAGGTAGTAGAAGCATACGAAAAGAAAAAACAAACCTTTGCTGATGCTGTTCTTACAGCTCAACTAGCCCGCATCCTCCGTAAAGGAGACTATGACTTTAAAACTCAAGAGGTAACACTATGGACTCCATAAACCCTGACTACTACAAAGGTTATGCAATACAACCTATTGATTACATTATCAAGAATAACTTAGGTTTTTGTGAAGGGAATGTTGTTAAGTATATTTCTCGCTGGAATAAGAAAGGAGGAGCAGAAGATTTAAGAAAAGCTATTCGTTATATAGAAATTCTTTTAGATAATGAAACCAATTAACATGTCTGTTATACTCTCTTACTCAAAGTGACCTACAATAATTCTGACAACCTTTCTTTCCCTGTTTTATCTGATGAGTTAATTAACGCCCTTGATAGTCATTTCCCTCAACGTCATCCAGATTTATCTTTTACAGATAGAGAAGTTTGGTTTAAGGCTGGTCAAAGAGCTGTAGTTGATTACATTATTGAACAACAGAAAAGACAAAAGGAGACCATGTTAACTAACAACATTCTGGAGGATTAACAATGTGTATTGGACCACTGGCACCACCAAAGCCACCTAAACTACCTGAACCTCCAGAAGTTGCACCAAGGCCAGAAAAAACAGCTAAAGCTCCTACTATTGGCAAAAAAAGAACCAGTGTTAAAAAAACTGGTCAAAGCAGAAGAAACATTAAACGAACTGGTACTTCATCTTTAAGAATTCCTCTTAGATCCAGTGGTAATCTCAACTATTAATCATGTCTAATGCATTAGGTGAAACAGCAGTTGCTAGATTTGAACAGCTACAAGGTGATCGTTCTACTTTCTTAAGAAGAGCACAAGACGCTAGTAAATTAACTATCCCTGCATTAATACCAGAAACTACTGGTACAGCTGCAAAATTAAAAACTCCCTTTCAAGCAGTAGGAGCTAGAGGCGTTAATTCTTTAGCATCTAAATTACTGATTGCTTTACTTCCTCCTTCTACTCCTTTCTTCAAACTTAGTATTGATAGTCTGGAGTTAATCAAGGAAGGACAAGAAGGATTAGAAACAGAAATAGATAAAGGGTTAAGAGTAATTGAGTCAGCTTTGATGAATGAAATAGAAATATCTAATGACAGAGTTGCAATGTTTGAAGCTCTTAAGCATTTAATAGTTGGTGGTAACGTTCTTCTTTACTTAACTGATAATGGATTAAAGGTTTATCACCTTAATAGATACGTCTGTAAGCGTGATGATGTAGGAAACATATTAGAAATCATTACTAAAGAAACTGTTCATCCTCAAGCATTACCGGATGACTTTTTAGAAATGATTAAGAAAAAAGAAAACTATGATGCAGCAGACTTTGATGAAGACTTAGATATTTATACATGTATCAAAAGATATGGTGATGAGTTCAAATGGTTTCAGGAATGTAAAGGAGAAAAGATTCCTAATACGGATGGTAATTCTAAAATTGAAACTTCACCTTGGATTTGTTTGAGATGGGTAAGAATTGATGGTGAAGATTATGGAAGAGGATATGTAGAAGAATATCAAGGAGATTTAATTAGCCTTGAGTCTTTAATGCAAAGTGTTATTGAAGGTGCAGCTGCCAGTGCTAAGTGTGTTTTTCTGGTCAATCCAAATGGCGTAACTAGAGCACAAACTTTAGCAAAGGCTCCTAATGGTGCTATTCGTGAAGGTTCTGCACAAGATATTTCTACTCTTCAAGTTAATAAAGGTGCAGATTTCCAAGTAGCTTTCTCTGCTATTCAACGTATTGAATCCAGACTGGAATATGCCTTTCTTATGTCTAGATCAATTCAAAGAGATGCTGAAAGAGTAACAGCAGCTGAAGTATCAATAATGGCTAATGAATTAGAAAATAGTCTTGGTGGAATTTATTCAATACTGACTCAAGAGTTTCAGCTTCCTTACTTAAAAAGAAGGATGCATATGTTAGTTAGATCAGGTAAAGCTCCTAAGCTTCCAGATAAAATAGTTAAGCCTAAAATTGTTACTGGTCTACAAGGATTAGGTAGAGGAAATGATAGAGCTAAGCTAGTAGAGTTTATTGGTACTGTTTCTCAAGCATTAGGACCAGATGTAATGAAAATCTATATGAATGTAGATGAAGCAATTAAACGTTTAGCTAATAGCATTGGTATTGATACAGCAAATCTTGTTAAGTCTCAAGAGCAGATACAACAAGAAATGCAAGCACAACAACAGCAGCAACTTATTCAACATCTTGGGCCAGCTGCTTTGGGGTCTCCTTTAATGGATCCTCAGAAAAATGCCCAAGCTCAACAACTCACAGAGGAAACTAATGCCAACCAAGAAACAGTCTGAAACACCAGCTGAAACTTCTACACCAACTCCAGAAGTTGAAGTGAAAGTTGAAGTAAAACAAGAAGTTAAAGAAGTTATTGAATCTTCAGTTAAAACAAAAACAACAAAAAACGGTAACACTATCACCACTTCTTAAAGGAAATCCAAATGGCCCAATCACAAGTTGCAACATCAGAAACTCCTCCAATGACTACGGAGGATTTATCTAATTTAGAAAAAGATGAAAATGGTTTAATCCTTGGTAAGTTTAAATCAGTAGAAGATCTTGCTAATTCCTATAAAGAACTACAAGGTAAGTTAGGTCAACCAACTAATGAAGAACCTGTTGCGGAATCAACTGAAGAAGAGACTAAAACAGATGATACACCTAAACCCGAAACTGACTTTAATGCTGCTGAACTTTATGGTGAAGGTTTAGCTAATACTCTTCAAGAAGCTGGTATAGATGCACAAGATATTTCTACTAGATTCCAAGAGTCTGGTGAAATATCAGAAGATGACTATTCCAAATTAAAAGATGTTGGTTTTTCTAAAGGTGTAATTGATTCTTATCTTGCTGGTATTAAAGCTCAATCTTCTAATGCTGTTGAAGTAGCTGATAGTCAAATTAAAGCTATTCAAGATTCAGTAGGTGGAGCAGAACAATATGGAAAACTAACAGCTTGGGCTGTAGAAAATCTTCCTTCTGATCAAGTAGAAGCTTTTAATGCTTTAACTGAAACAGGTAATGCAGCTTCTATTCAACTTGCCGTTAACGGTATTCAATCTCAATACAACAAT